TGGCCGCTATTGGCGCGCGCGCGAGCGCTGGTTGGGAGTGTGGTAGGGCCTAGGGGTTTGCCAGGCCCTGAGGGAGTCACACATATTGATGTCCTCCTCGGCAGGTCAGAGAAGATCGGCGCCCACCTCAAGAGACTGCCAGAATGGGAGCGGGCCCGGTGGAGCGATGTCGCGGAAGAAATAGTTCCCCTCGCGTCATTGGTGGTAGTGCCGTTCATATGCACCGTGATGTCAAGCTGGGAAGAGGTTATCAAGAGCGCGGTGGCCACTGCTCTAGCTAAGGCAGGAGTAGGTAACTCGGGCCTCGTTGCGGGTTTCCTGTTTGGGTTGGGGGAGTACGTCACGTCGGTGGCGAGTGCGCCTTCATGGGACATGGCGGTTATGCGTGCGCTCCCATTCGCTATGCACACAGCTATCGGGCCCCTCCCTTTCAAAACACGCTGGTTCCTCCACACTGCGTGGAACAGCGTGTGCTCGCTCTATGTCCTCTACCAATGGCACCGCGCGATTATGGTTATGCATTCTATGATCGGTTTCTCACTCCTCCCCATATGCGTTCGGAACATGCCCAAAGCTCCGCTCCGCCCCACAGCGCGCCTTAGGATGCGGAAGAACGCGCTTGCGAGTGATTGTAAAGCGGGTTCCGGTTTCTATTTGTGTGGGCCCTATATCACCACACACATGCCGTTCTGCTATCGATCGTGCGAACACAACATCTACGGAGCGCTCACGAGTAGGATGGCAGGGGTCCCAAAAGCGCTTAGGGAGGTTGAGGATTACGCGCAGGCGGAGATCGCGATTGACAGGAACATTGAACGAGAGTTGGGGGTGGGATGCGCGATGCTTAGGGCCGCAATAACGAGCCGACGCCCACTCACTCTGATCTCAGAAGAGGAGTGGACGCAACGCTTCCCACTGGGCAAAGCGGGAGCTCTTAGAGACGCGTGGGAGCTTCGTCATCATGAGCCTGACATACGCTATGAGACCTTCGTCAAGAAAGAAAAGAGTGTCGTGTCTACGGAGGAGCTTGCGTGGTTGCAGGATAACGATGGGGTCGTCTATCCCCACTGTAAGATGAAACTCGACCCCAGAGGTATTTCCGTCCCAAGCGAGGAAGTTCGAGTCATCACAGGGCCCTGGTGCCACGCTCTGAACAAGGAGTTGCATGAAGCGCTCGGGGGCGACGTTCGCTATGTGCCGGGCGATACACCGCGACTATTATCAACGTGGCTCATGAATGCGATCGAGCGCGTCCAATCCGGCAGGGTTCGGTACGCTATCGCGGTGCAGGGCGACGACTTATACACGGTGTGTATGGACCAGGGTGAGGTTGTCATCCTCTCATCCGACTTCAGTAGATACGATATGTCTCAGCGATCTGCGCATTTCAGGGCGGTCTGGCAGTTCCTCGAAGAGGAGGGGATGATGCCTCCTGAGAGGGTTCGTGAGATTATCCAAGCGCAACAATCGATAACCACGGATGCGCGCGTCTACAAAACGAAGGTTGGGAAGCTGATGGTCCCCGGCACAATGGCCTCAGGCGATGGCGTCACGATCACTTTCAACTCCCTGATTCTCATTATGACCATCCTTTCTTTCTATGCCACTCTTCAACCTCTTCATCGTTTCCCGGAATACGTGAGCACGCTAGGTTTCACCGCCACGGTCATGTTCCATCACACACGTTCGATCTTACGCACAGACTTCCTACAGTCGCGTTTCTGGTTAGAGGCGACGGGGGGACGTGTCTTTGGCCCGAAACCTGGGAGGATATTGGCGCGGTTCTTCTGGATTCCACGGCGCTACACGAAACACAGCAAGTACCGTTTAGAAGCAGCCAACATGAGCCTTGGGCTGTTATCGCAAGCAAGCCATATCCCGATCATCAACGATATTTGCCGTAGGGTCCTGGAGCTTGAGAGATCAAAC